ATCGATGAATACGATTGCATCAGCCTTCGCGTCCAGCGCCTTTCTCAGCATCATGGACCTTGCAGCAGAGATATACGGGCATCCGACTTCGGACACCATGTAATGCTCCCATCCTGCGCTTTCGATGTGCGGGATGGATGCCTTGATGCTGTCCAGACAGACCTGATAAGGCTTCTTGATCGTCGGGATACAGAACACAACTTTTTTCATTTCTGTCATTTAACGCACACGCCAGATAGGTTATGGAGCTCATGCCTCGAAACCACCACTTTGCTGAATCCGGCCTGCTCCAGCTCGCGCCTTAGCGTTTCTTTTGTGAATCCTGTTTTATGTGCCATCTGCGGGGCTTCTTTGATGAGGCTCCTCATTCCATAGATCAGATCAAGTCCGGTAATCGGTCCGGCAGGGGATACGAACAGCACATCCTCTGTTGCCTTGATGCCCTCAAGGTCAGGAACAAAAACAATCAAAACACCACCGGGCTTTAACACCCGGTGAAATTCTGAAATGGCCAGAGGCACTTGATGCGGGTAAACGTGCTCAAGTGCATGGCAGCAGAAAACGGCGTCATAATCCCCAATATCACCGAGGGCCAGCATGTCGGCCACGATGTCCGGTGAATGTCTTGGATCTATATCCGCCCGTACTTCTTTATAGTTGTGTAGATACTCCGGAAGTGGGTCGCTCCCACATCCAACGTGCAGGAGCGACTTTTCCACTTAGGCGGTTGCCCAGATACCCAACGCGATCAGGGTATTCTGGATTTCCTGGACGGCGGCAAGCTGAGTAGCGCCGAAATCCGAGGACGTTGCCAGAGCCGAGGTCGCGTGGACAGCGGAGCTGTAGGTTCGTTGGGCAGACGGCGCGAGGCCGTAAAACCCAACTTTTTCACTGGCCGACTGGCCAAGCTGAATGCCGCCGGAACCGTTGGCGGTAGGTGATTCCGCATCAGAAGCGCGGGGAAGTGCCATGTTTGTGTCTCCTTGAAAAAGATAGGGGGGCGGTTAAGCCCCCCGTGTTACTAGCCGGTGATACGGCAGGCCCATTCCGGACGAATCGCCTGATACCCGTGGAGGATATCGAGACGGGCCGGAACGTTGTCGTTGTTGATGTCGTACTGACGCACGATACGGATCGACAGGCCATCCAGGTTCTGCCGCGAGGCGAAATGAACGCCCTGCGGCATCTCCAGGTCGGCAGTCACGAAAGCGAACGCATCCTTGTGGTAAGCCAGATGCTGTTCGTAGGTCGTGGACGCCGAGCCGACGAAGGTGATGGCGGCGGAGTTGGCCGGGAGAGCCGAGATGTTCTGGCTCGCGCCGGTTGACTGAAGCGCCGGGGTGAAGGCCAGCGAGGTGGTTCCGCTGGTGGTCACGGTGAACTGCTGGAGGTAGCCCAAATTCTGCTTGGTCTCCGGATGCACCGCGTACACGTCGGCAAAGGTGAAGATCGTGCCGGCGGTGAAGTTACCACCCGAAGCAGTGATCTCCGTGTCGCCATCGGCAATACCGGCGTCGTTCACGGTCACGGTCGTATGATCCGAACCGGTGGTCAGGCTGTAGATACGCTCGTTCTCGTACCAGTCAAAGCCGCTGTTCCGGGAGATGAAGCCGTCCCGGTACTGCTTCTTGATTTCCGTCTGGTCGTGGAACAGGGCGCTGTAGGCGTTGACCATCGAAGCCATTGCATCCGAGTTGATCTGGATGTAACGCTGATCGTCCTTCGGAGCGAGGTTAAAATTCAGCTTCGCACGGGCCTGACCGAACATCAGCATCGAGTTCGGGGTCGTGCCAGCCGTACCCACCCCGTTGTAAACCAGCGGAGTAACGTAGGCCAGGTAGTCGTATTCCAGGGTGGACACCAGAACCGCCATCGCCGGGGAGATAATGCGCTTGCTGAAATCATCAAGCTCCATCGTCAGCTCGGCGGAGCTGAAGTTCATGTCCACGCCCTTCTGGGTGGCCAACGTAACGGTCACGCTGGTCTCAGAGGTGTCCTGGGCGTTGAGGGTCTTTCCAGTGCGAACGGTGTACTTGTTCGGCTGGCGGATTTTCAGGGCTGTACCCTGCTTGGCTCCGGCTACCTTGTATGAATCGTCATACTGAAGGCTTGTCGTGCCGATGAAAGACGCCTTCTCGTGCGCCACCCGCAGAGCTTCGCGGGTAACGGCGGTGGGCGTAAGGATGCTATTGGCCATTGTGTCTCCATGAGCCCGGATGACCGGGCATTATCGGAAAAGCAACGTCTCTCGACGTGGCGATGAATTACCGGCCGACTTGCTTGTTGCGGCGCTTCATCCAGGTCTTGATGTCTAAATCATCATCAAGTCCGTCCGGGGCATCCCCTTTCGGTTTCACTGGCTTGAGTGGCGGTTTGGCGTCGGTTACGGTCTTGGGTTGCAGCAGATCGTCCAGCTTGGCTTCAATCTTTCCGAGTTCCCGTGCCGCCTGGGTAGGGCCCAGGCGGTAGATTTTCCGTGCCACTTCCGGGTTCTTGGCGAGGTACATGGCCAGTTCCGGACCCTGTTCGGATTCCAGAATGGTCGGGGCCATTGCCTCGGAAATAGCCGCGCTCTCGAATAGTTCGTCATAATCCGGATACTGCTCCCGGACCTTTTCGGCGCGTTCGTCGAATTGCTGCTTGGCTGACAAGAACCGCTCCTGTTGGGAACGGGACTGATAGTCCTCCTGAGCCTTCTTCAAACGGCTTTCGACTTTCCATTCTGTGAGTGCTTCGGTGTATTCCTCGAATGATTGAAATTGATCCGCTCGGGGCTTGGTCGGGTCCTCCACCGGCTTTTCCTCAACCGGCTTTTGCTGATTAGCCAGTCGCTTCCAGTGTTCGGCTTCCCGTCGGGCTTCCTCGCGTTGCCAGACAATCTTGTCAATACGTTTGCGTACATGGTCTTCCTCGGAAGGGGGTACGGTTTCCTTCTGGGGCGGGGGCGATTCCGCTTCTGGCGCCGGTGCTTCGGGCTGTTCGGCCTCGGGTACTTCTACTTCCGGTACTTCTATTTCTTCGTTCATGCTGTCTCCCGACAGTTGCTTCGTGCCGCGTGAACCCCACGCGTAGGGACTAACTTAAAACTGGTTCCGATCCAAGGATGTTTCCTTCCTCGTCGTAGTGGTAGCGTTTCGGGGCAGAGGCAGCCTTGCTCATTACGAAAATTGCCTGCATAAGCTGCTGGGTATCCTGGCGCTGGTTGTTCATGATCTCCGCCAGCATCTGTCCGATCTGGGCGGCTGAATTCATATCCTCCCGCGCTTCCTCGGCCCTGCCCTCGGTCTTTTCCTGCACATTCTCGGCGAGCTTGAGCTCGGCGCTGACCTTGGCCTTTTCGGCTGCAAGGATGCGGCGTTCGGCCATGATCTCGGTCTTGAGGGCGTCCATCTCGGACTTGAGTGCCTTGAGGTCGGCGGATTCCTTGGCTGTGGCTTGACCGGCCTCCTGGATGGCTTGTTCGGCCTGCTGAAGCTGTTGTTCTTTCTGGAACAGGGTCTCGGCCTTCTGCATCAAGACCTGCTCGGCCTGCTGGATTTGTGCGGCCTTGGCCTCGATGCTGTTTTCGTTCGGCTTGTTCTCAAGCTCCTTGATCTGTGGCGGGAGCATGGCTTTCAACCGGTCGGCAATCTGGTCGGCTCCAGGCCAATCCATGTTGCGAACCAGGATATCCCCGACAATGGGCATCAGGTCGGGGGCGGCTTGGACCATCTGCATTTGGGTTTCGGCGGCTTCCTGGCGCTTGGTGCTGTAGGAAGGCCCGACATTCACAGTCACGTCATACTTGCCGATGGTCGGGTTGTACATCATCAGGACTGAGCCGTCCTGGCGTTGGACTTCCATCGAACCGGTCTTGAGGCCAGGATCAACCATCGCAGTATCGGGAGTTCCGTCTTCCCCAAGGATGCGGATAATCCGGCGCGTGTCGTAGATCTTCGGGATCAGGTCAACCAGGATGCGCCCCGTGAATCGAATCGCCCTGGCAAGGTTGTCGTGGTAGTGAAACGAGGACACGTCCCCTTCACGCTGTCTTGCCAGAATGGCTTTACCAGACTTCTCGTTACTCGGAGCACCCACGGAAGCCTGATACATGCCCATCGAGGCTTGTACCCACGTCCGGGACGCTTCCATGATCGCCGTCCAGCCTTGCGAAAGGCCCGGAGAAGGCTGTCTCTGCGGAGGGGGGACGGCCACGCCATCATGCACCACGGGCTGATATGGCAGATAGGAGATGTTCTTGCGGTTGGAGTCTCCCCATTGCTTTTCGAAGCCCTCGATCTGTCCGGCCGCTCCGACAAACGGAGCCTTGGGCGCAAGGGCGACGTTCTCCACAAGGGCCGAAATGGCGTAGTTGTGCATGCGCTGGGCATCCATTGCAGCATGGACAATGCCTGTCAGGACGCGCTTCCCGTCAATTTCAGACTCGTTGCCAACCACCTCTACAATGGGGACGTATTTCCCCATCCATTCGGTTTCTTCCAAAACTTCATTGCCATTGATCTTCTGCCAGACGACCCTCTTGACTGTCGTGGTGCGCTTCTTCAGGCCGGATGTGTCAATTCCCTCCGGGATCTCTGATTCATCGGCCGTAGACCCGTCCGGAAGCTGAACAATGGTCTTGTCCTCCTCGCGGATGAAGTAATAGTCGGCAACGCGGATGTTTTCGTCATCCACCCATTCGCCATAGTCCTTGTCAGCCTCCCATGAGGACAGGTCGGCATCTGGGTATTGCTTCTTGAATATGTCCTTGTTGATCCACTCCGAGACAAATCCCCATTGCGCGTCAGAGCCATCCGGTTCCTGCCGGTCAGGGTCCAGGACCACGCTGAAGCGGTTACGGATGCGCTGGATCTTGGCTTCCTGGTCGAAACTGTCCTCGTCGCAGTAATCCGTGACGATTCGCCAGTAGCCATATCCGCCCCGAACAGCCTGCTCAAAAGCGGAATCATAGGCCAAGTCGGCAGCAGAGGCGTCCTCGATGTGCCGGATGACGCCCTGATACATCTCCGCTACCTTCTTATCGGCCTTGTCGTCTACCGGACGGACCTTGATAGCCGCCTTGTTCTGGCGCTGATCGTTCTTGATCTGGTTGATATACTGGTTGGTCTCGTCCATCGTGAGGCATGGACGGCCATCGTCCTCGCGCTCCTTGCGGATGGCCTCGGGCCACTGGTCCAGACCGGCAGAGAACCTGTCGGCGTCCTCGGCACGCCTGCGGTTGTCCTGCATGGCCTCCTGGCCACGTTTGAACCGGTCTCTCGCGGTTTTAAGTGAGTCGGTCATCCCATCCAGCCTTGCGCGCCGTAGTTCATGCGATTAGTCGTTCCTGTTGGTTTCTTCTGCTTAGGCGGGACGATGCCCATTTCCACATCTTCCGATCTGGCGAGAGAATCGAGCATGTCGTCGTGGCGGCCCACTGGAAATGGCGCGTATTCCTCCTCGATGAAGTCGCGCACCAGATCGCGGGTCACGCCTTGGTAATCCGTGTAGTGAAGGCTTTCAGGCAACCAGAACTTGCCGTTCTCGAACACTGGAATCAGGCGCCGAATCCGGTCTTCTTTCTTGAGCGAACCACCGAGCTCGGTGATGCTGAAGCGGTAGTTCTCGCGTTCCATCTTCTCCTTCATGTACTCGATATCTGCCTGCATGCCATATTTCTCGTACCCGACCTTGATGGGCTTGTAATGTCGATGCAGCTTGAAAAGCAGGTTCCCGCGCTCTGTCAGGTTCAGCTTGTCGCGGATGATGTCTAGCGCGTAGGTATTACCGTCTTCTGCCGTAGCAATGACCCAGATTGACGTGTAGTCGCTGGTCTTTCTCTTCTCGCTTGCAGGATCTACGAGAATGTATGTATTCAGGCCACGGGTCGGTTTATTGCTATAGAACCTGAGCCAATGCTTCTTGAACTCTCCACCCGACTCCGGCCTTGGTGTCTGCTGATAAAGTGCCATCCAGTTCCTTGCGTCTCGCTTGGCCTGATCTCTCATGTCTCCGGTGAACCACTCTGGCCATAAAGGCTCTCCAGGTTCCCGCCCAAGTGGGTCGCTTTCCTCTGCCTCCATAGGAAGCCTCAGCACTTCCCACTGGTCGCCGCCGTTCTTGGCGTCTTCAAGGAGCATTCCGGCCAGATCATCCTCTCTCCATCTCTGCATGATTAGCAGAATGGATGCTCCCGGCTTGAGGCGCGTGTAGAAGTCCGACTTGTACCATTCCCACGTCTTTTCGCGCTCCCGCTCGCTGTCGGCCTGCTCACGACCTGCAACTGGGTCGTCAATAATCCCTAAGTCTGCGCGATAACCGAGGATGGCCGAACCAATACCGGATGCGTAATATTCACCGCCATCGCTGGTTGCCCAGCGTCCAGCGGCCTGTGAGTCAGCGGCCAGTCTTGTATCGAATAGGGCCTGATATGGCTTGTCGGTCAAGATGTTTCTGACGCGACGACCGAAACGCTCAGCAAGCTCGGTTGTGTGAGAGCTGGCCAATATGGCCTTTGTTGGGTTTCTGCCCAGAGCCCACGATGGGAACAGGATTGAGGCATATGTGCTCTTTGCCGACCCAGGGGGCATGAAGACCATGAGGCGCTTGATGTCGCCACGCTCCAATGCCTCAAGCTTGGTAATCAGTAATTCGTGATGCCTTGCTGGTTCAAACCCGAGGTTCAGGTATCTAGTGAACGATGCCAGACTCTTCCTGGCCATTCTCCTCGCCAACAGTTCTGCTGCTGCTGTCTTGGGAGATAATTCTGGCGAGTTCCGAATCGTCCATATCTGCTGTAGTTCGTCTGACATTCATGTCAACTGATTGGGTTGGTTTACCGTCCAGCGAATCTCTAAACTCTCTAAAGGCGTGGATATCTCCTTCAGCGGCTTTATCCATCAAGGCTTCACAGGCTTTACGCAGCTTTTCCGGGTTTTGGGCAGCAACCTTTCTCAGAGTGTCGCCGACAAGACGAGAGCGTTTCCTGGCGTTATCATTGCCATCTGGTGCTCCTACTTTTCCATTAGCCATAATTAAGCCCTATTCAATCGTAAGTTGTTGATTGAATTTACTTTTGTTCACTGGTTGAGTATCTTCATATCTGGATAGTTGGCTTTAGCCCATTGGTCAAAAGACATTGGCGTTCCGCCGTTGCTCTGCGTATCTATGACATAGTTGTTGTAGTGCTTACGCAGGACTATCGTGTTTGGAGCCCTGTTCTGCCCCTGGGATGCTGTGACAAGGTAATTTTCCATTAGGGGTCCAATGCGATGATTATTTTCTGGTTGCGCTTTCTGCGCCTCCGGTCTTGTTCGTGTTCCAGGACAATCAGGGTAAGAAGCTCGTCATGGATGCGTTTCATTTCCTCGATATCAGCAAGGTCTCTGGATATCCCGGCTTTGAGGCTTGATAATATTTCCCTGTCGGCTTTCTTGAGGCGCTTTCTTGACTCTAGGAGTAGAATCTTCCGCTTGTTGTCATTGACCTTTTCGGTCTTGGCCTCGATGACTTCCTGTTGTTCTTCGGCCTTTTCTTCTACTTCTTCTATTCTTTTGCGCTTCCTGCGATACCCATAGGACGGCCAGCCGCCAGGGATGACAGCCGCTGAGTCCTGGACCGGTGGTCCCTCGTACCAGACGCCATCAGCCCATACAGTCGTGGCCCAGAC